ATGACAAAGAAAAAAGCACACAAACCCGGTTCAGCAACGATTGCTATGAACAAACGCGCTCGCCACGAATACTTCATCGAAGAAGAGATCGAGGCGGGGTTGGCGCTGCAAGGCTGGGAAGTTAAGTCGCTGCGCGCAGGTAAAGCTAATATCGCCGATAGCTACGTAACTTTCCGCGACGGCGAAGCATACCTCTTTGGCGCAACTATTCAGCCTCTTAATGTGGCATCTACGCACGTGGTATGCGACCCAACACGTACTCGCAAACTGCTACTGAAAAAGCGTGAATTAGAAACGCTGTTCGGAAAAGTTAGCCGAGATGGTTTTACCGTTGTCGCGCTGTCTCTTTACTGGAAGAATGCTTGGTCCAAAGTCAAAATTGGGCTCGCAAAAGGTAAAAAAGAGCACGACAAACGCGATGACATTAAAGATCGTGAGTGGAAATTAGACAAAGCACGTATTATGAAGAACTCAAACCGCTAAGCTACTGGCTTTACGGATATATTTTCTGATATAATGCGCGATAGTACTTGGGGCTGATTCTGGATTCGACGGGATTTGCGAAGCCCAAGGAGCATGCCGAGGGGCGGTTTGCCTCGTAAAAAGCCGCAAAAAAATAGTCGCAAACGACGAAAACTACGCACTAGCAGCTTAATAACCTGCTCAGAGCCCTCTCTCCCTAGCCTCCGCTCTTAGGACGGGGATCAAGAGAGGTCAAAACCAAAAGAGATCGTGTGGATACCTTGCTTGGGGTTGAAGCATTAAATCTAATCAAGCTAGTTTATTAGTAGCGTGTCTGTCCGCAGCTGGTAGGCGAATGTAAAGACTAGACTAAGCATGTAGTGCCGACGGTGTAGTAATTTCGGACGGGGGTTCAAATCCCCCCAGCTCCACCAAATAAAACAAGGGGTTACGTGAAAGCGTAGCCCCTTTTTTCTAACAGTGTCCACCTAACGTCCACTAAGCTCTCTATGTTCATTTGATATTCTTATGTAGTGAAGGAAACATATGACAGATTCAGGAATACCTACAAGTAGAAACATTCCACTCCCAATTCAAAGAGAGGTTCGTCAGCGTTGTGGATTTGGTTGTGTGATTTGCGGTCTTCCACTGTATGAATATGAACATATGGCCGAGTGGGCATTAGTTAAACGTCATGTTTCTGAAGAAATAACCTTGCTTTGCGATCAACACCACAGGGAGAAGACAGGAGGGCTTTTACCAAAAGCAATGGTAGAAGCGGCTAATGCCAACCCATTCAATCTTAGAAAAGGGGAGTCTAAGCCATATAATTTACATTTTTCAGGTCATGATATGAGTCTGAAAATGGGTAGTAATATTTTTACTAGTGAAATTTCTCAATCTCAAACTTATTCTTATATGTCACCTATTATGGTAGATGGCATTCCATTAGTCGGATTCATTATCCAAGACAATCATATCTTACTCACTTTGAATGCTTTTGATCGCGAAAACAATAAACTAATCAGGATCGTCAACAATCAACTTGTGTACAATACCTCCGCTTGGGATGTCCAATTAGTTGGTACAACTTTAACAGTAAGGCAATCTCACAGAGAAATATTACTTGAGATAAAGTTCTCACCACCAAATAAAATGGAAATTACTAGAGGGAATTTATACTGTAATGGGGTTAAAATTTCCTTAGACGGTGAAATGATGAAAGTTAATAATAACTCTTTGTTAATGGAAGGGTGTACTTTTAAGAACTGTCAGGTTGGACTTGGTATAGGTGAGCGTAGCCAACAAGGGGCTGGAGCAATATTTATGAATATATCTAGATACTCATAATACGAGCTGGCGTAGGCTTACTGTTACCGAATACCAGCCACAGAGATTTTTATATTTAATTAGTCATTTTCACCGTTAGAATGATTAATTTTCATATAGAAATACAAAAGCATACTTGTTTAAATTTTTGCAAGGTGCTCATTCGCAAAATTAAAAGCCTCATATTCAGAGTCGAATAGGTTATTTGAAATCACGATCCACTCTTTGCCTTCTCTGTATCTTAAATCCCATTTGTTACCACGTGGCCAAATAACATAAACACGAACAATCGCCACCGCATAAGTGCCATAGATGTGCTCTTGTGTTAGCTTTTCGCCTGCATTCAAAAAATAAAATTTTACTGCACCTAACGTAAGTGTTCGCATATTTTCACTCCGGTACTGCATAAATCAAAAACCAATTACTGTATATTAATACAGTAATTGGTTTTTTGCATTTTTCACTTCTTCATATGTAGCAGTTTTACCACCACCCCTTGTCCTGCTTGAGCTTAGCCTGCTTTTATACTTTCTGTCCTTTGATCCTTTCAGTAAGTACAACCCCACGTAAAACATATTTTATTATTTAGTTTCAATCATTTATCTGTCTCACAGCGTTCCGTGCGAGATCGAAAAACTGAAAAAAACTGAAATCCTTTTCAATCTTTTCAGTTTGAGGTTGTTCGCAAAAAGCCAGTGGCGGTGCGGGCTGGCATATCGGTTTGTAGAAAAATAAAACTGAAAAATTTTCTCGATCCAAAACCCGCAGGCGGGTGCGGTGTAGTGCCGTTTTCGTCACTTAGATGTTTCTTTTGTCTGTCTGTCGCTGCGCAGGCGTAACGTGATGAAGAGGATTCTTTTTGTGTGACTCGTCGCTTAGGTTGGGATTTGATGCGCTCAGAATGGCGCACAGTGCGGTATATGACAGGCACAAAAAAGCCCGCACGCAGCGGGCTATCTATGAGAGATCGTTTTAACTAATGATGGGCTTATATTTTCCGTTCAGGCTGTCTGCGGCTGCTCCTGTTGCTTGGATGTCAGCGGCGTTCAGTGGTGCGCCAGTGTCTTTATGCGTATGCTTTGCTGTCTGCTGCGCCAACTGCTTAACCACATCCAAAGTATCCAGCATTAACTGCATCACGTTAATGGCCTGACTCCCCACCCAAACCGTGGGCGCAATAATTTCCTGTTTGGCTTTAGCGACGCTCTGACGGATTGCCCCAACCTTTTCAATCAGGCTGTTGCTTACATCCAGATCCAGACCGCCATTTATCTTGGTGGATGCATTGCCGGCAATGCTGGCCACATAGTTCCCCTGAGCACCCAGCGCGTAATCCCCTGTCGTGACCTGAACAATGGCACCAGCCATCAGTTTGGCCGTACCAATTACCGTGGTTTTATCCGTGGCTTTCACCATCGTTTCTCTGGCCACTACCGTGCGTTTCTCATCGTCGGCCGTCACTTCACGCACCATAGAAGATTCACTGATTGTCTGGTCAGTCTGCCGCACCCAATCACCAGCCTGCGTCACACGTTGCGACACTTCCGCACGTTGTTGTTGTAGCTGTTCGCCGGGCTTCACATCCGGCAAACTGTTGCCGGTTGGCATGGTCTGGCGCACAAAGGGTTTATCTGGACGGCCAGCGGTAAAGCCCACCTCAACCAGCGATCCAGCCGGTGGAAACTGAAACATACCTGATTCGCTGCCCGCCATGGGCACCGGCAGCGGCACGGCGGAATAAAGCGGCGTATCTTTCGCGGGCTGGCCGTTCTCATCTAAAAGCTGTAAATCCACGGCGTAACGTGGGCGGAATGGATCGGCCACATTGCCGCTGCTGACGGGTTCGCTAGGGGCTTCAACCCGTGCAAACTTAGGTAAATGCAGACCGGATGCCAGCTCAGGATATGCCCCCTCAACCTGACGTTGTAGCGGCGTTTTCTGCAATGGCTGGCCAGTGGCTTTGTTGCGTGGCGTCCATGTGATCGCCATTTCGTCATTATGCAGTTTTACCAGCGTTAAGCGCTGACCGTTAACTTCTGCGCCTGGTCGAAGACTTTGCACCAGGGGAACCGTCATGCTGTTGCCGCCCGCCGTGCGTAAACTAAACTCAGCGGGGATATTCACCGGCTTACCCGCAAAAAGCGCATGCGCCGCGCTACCCACGTAAACATCCCCATCCGGCAGCTGATACCAGACATAATCATTGATGCTAAAGGCTCGCCCCAGATTAGCCAGCAGCTGATAGCCGTTGCCAGAATGCGTGAAATGGGGGATCGGTTTGTCGCTGTAGTCCTCGTTTGGTACCTGCACCGTTAATCCGCTGTGCTCAGTCAACCATTCCGCAATCTGGCGTAGCGTGGGATGCTGAAAAGAGCATGGCCATGCCCGCTCAAATATCCCCACCAACTCACGCACAAACAAGCGCTGATAGCCGTTTTCAGACGGCTGCGAGCGTTCGACATACCCCGTAAACCAACGCAGTACCAGTTCAGGATAGCCCACATCAAGACGCACCATTTTGCCGGTGTAGTCGGTATCCGTTTGGGCGGTGATAAAGCCGCGCCCGCAGGCGCTTAATTCCAGCGCCAGCGTGACATCAACTAGGTGAACCTCATCACCGGATAAATACAGTCGTTTAATTGGCTTCATGCCTTACCCCAGCGCGTCGTTAACGGGCTTCAATACCTTACTTTCAAACCAGCTTAGTTTTTCACTATCCTCAGCAGATGAACCACCGCCCCCTTTGCCGCCGCCGTTTTGCGTTTGTTTTTGGGCTGCGGTCTTATTACCGGCGCGGGCTTCTTTCTTCTCGGGCACGCTCTGTTTTTCGCGCAGGGTGAAGGTTACAAGCCACGCCATTTTCCCATCCTGCTGCGGAGCATCCACCGTGCCGGTAAAGGTCGCTTCACGAAAGCCGATGGTATTTGCTACCAGATGCGCTACGCGGTAGGTCTGCTGTTTACCGGCTGTATCTTTAGCCTGTGCCAGCTCAAAAATGCGTTTCAAAATCTCAGGATTGGCATAGGGCACCACGCCGGAAACGCGCAGCTCTTTGGGCTTAATCCCCTGCTCTGCGGTGCCTGTGCTAGACGTTTGCCCTGACTGGTCTTTATCTTGGATCTGCATGGTTGGCGTCACGCGCATATCTTTCAGCGGTATCCCTTCACCGTTAAGCGCCAGCATTACAATCGACGTCATGGATCATGCCTCCTAAACTGCCCAAATCATCCGCCACAAACATCATGGCCACGGTATACACCGCAGACGGCTGCGGCACTGTTTTAACCAACTCGCTGGCCATCGTGACCAGATCGCCGCTGCCGGTGAAAACCCACGCCTTTGCGCTCAGTCCTTTTAGTGCGTCCAACCCCTCTTGAATCTGCGCCAATTGGCTCGCATGTTCGGCGGCAAAGCTGGCCAGCTCCGCCTGCATACCTGCCAAACTAGAACCGGCTGACGATTCAACCTGCGCCTGCGCCGCTCGCAGCGCATTCAGCGCGGCGCGATTGGTAGACACTGACAACGGCAGCGCCGCAGGCAAGCTATTACCTGCCTTACCCGGCAGCTGCATTTTGACTTGCTGTAGTTCAGCTGCCGCCTGTGCCATGCGCGAAACCTGCGTAAACGCGGGGGCTGGAAATACCGCCGCTAACGTACTCAGGCTTTTCATAAATCCATCGTGCGTATCACCGCAGATCATGAAAATGGTCACATCAGAACGTCCACCGGTGGCCAACAATTTAGCAGCCAGATATTGCATCGCATTCGTTGGGCTTAAGTACGCGCCGGTGTCCGTTTGCTGGCCTAACCCATAAATCCACGGGTGGGCGGGAACGATGGAACAATTCAGCGCGGATAATTCATCAGGGAATGCAATTTTTGCCTCACGCCACATCAGGCACCTCTGGCCAGTCGATAGCTGGCGCAAGCGCCGTGTTAATGCGGTTAAGCAATACACGATAAGTTCGCCATACGGTTAACAGGTCTTTTTCATCATCCGTTGCCATCTCTAAATCCACCGCATCCTGCAATGTATTTATGGTGTTTGTTGCAACGCTCATTCGCTCTTTGAGTTCCCGCACAGCCGCTTCAATATAAAAATCATTCTCGGCTTGCTCATCCCTCACCCATTCAGCACCATCCCATACATCAAAATCACTGGTAGGTGCTTTATCTGTTGTGTTTTCTGGCACAACACCAAGCGCACTGATCACCTGCATTTGGCGGTTTTGCGTATTCCAGCGAGTTTCCCCACGATGATCGGCAATGTATTGCCATGTTCCAGCATCGGCATCAAACACCACTACAAACCCCGCCTTTTCTTTCGGTGGTTTTAGGTTGGTGCAATAAGCGGGTAAACCAGTATTCGCAGGGACAAAACAATCCCCAGAACCAATCAATTCGCAAGTATCAGAAGACAGGTTATAGACGGTCAAAGTCTGGTCTTTATTCGAAAATTTGAAAGCGGCCATTATGCGAGTCTCACAAGGTAGTTATAGGCAATATTTTTAATGGTGTTTTCTGCGTTACCGGCAGCGTTCACCGTGATGGTGTGACCATGCGCCCCGAGGGCAACAGTATGGCTATGAGCACCGATAGCAACCGTGTGGTTATGCGCACCAATACCAACGGTATGCGCATGATTACCGGCGTTTTTTGTATTCACATTTAACAACGTATTGTTGATATCCCCTGCGGCAAAAGCGTTGTTATCCGCATCACCGCGTGATGCATTGCTACCATGCGAGTGATCGCCGGTGGTGTTGGTCGTTTTGGTGCCATGGTCAAAGGTGCTGGCAGTTTTTGTGCCGTAATCAAACCCGCTGGTTGTCTTAGTACCTAAATCGGTATTTGAGGCACTGGCGCTGTGGTTATGCGATTTAATGCCATCCTGTTCTTGCGATAGCACGGCGCGACCGCTGGCCGGTTTTCCCTTGATTGTCCAGCCACGCATATCAGGGATAACACCGGATGGATAAGCAACGGCTAACTCTGGATAGGATGTTTTGTTAAACGCCTGACCCTGCATCAGCGCATAACCGCTAGGAATAGCGTCACTAGGCCATGGGATAGGTGCGCCGGTAGGGTAATAAGTCCCTTTAGGCTGATAGCGAGCATCAAAATTGGCATAGTTTGCAGGAATAAACTGTCCATCAGGTCTAAACATAAAAATTGCTGATTTTCCAGCAGAATCCATGTAGTGAACAACGAACTGATTTGCGTTGATTAACGTCCCAGCAGACCATGTCGAATTGGCTTGTTTGTATCTTTGCTTGATGATCGGCCAGTATTCCGACGTTTGCGCCGTATCAACATTCTGATAAAGCGGTGCCTCTCCATTATTTTGACTCGCAAAAGAGCCATATCCGATGCCTGAGACTTTTATCGCTCCCACCATCGTTCCGCCCGCAATTGACAATGCCCCAACATCTGCGGAAGTAGGTTTATTCTTATCCGTATAGAAATATTGATAAGAGAACGTTTTTCCGGAATCCCATCGAATAGCCACTTTATCGGTTTGATTCGACGGAATAATCAAATGTCGATTATTGCCAGTACCCCCACCATCCTGAAGTAATGAGAATGTGTAGCAAAATGGGCCATCTGTAACCTGATGGGTGTAAAAACCACTCGGCAACTGAGTTGGTATATCGTCATAACTCCAACCTGCCGCCCGCGATGTTCGCGGGGCTGTGCCACCAAGACCATATGCGCCATTTATCATCAATGCATTAGGGGTGCTATCCGTTACGGATTTCTGTACGTTTTTGGTAGCTGCATCACCTAATGCCAAATTCTTACGCGCTTCTGCCTGCGCCTGCACGCCTTTGGTCGCTATTTCTGACAGACTTTTATCAATGCGCAAAAAGTCTTTATTACCCTGCTGACCGTCCAACGAACCTTTAGGCCGCAAGTCAGTAATCACGCCATTTGCATCAATGCTGGCCACCGCAAAAACATAATGCTGCACACCGTCTTGCACGTAGTTGGCCAGTGTATTGGCCACCGTGATTTTCAACTCTTCAGCCCACACGCTGGTTAGCGTCCCTTTCCAGCACACATCTGCCCAGACCTTTACCGGCTTTGTTGTTACGGCAATGTTTTGCGTGGCGGGCAGCTTGCAACGCAGCCCGCCCACGTAGCCGATACCCTGCGTAATGCTGTACTGGCTAGCCGCGCGCGTCACCAAAAAACCATCACCGAAAAATGCCGCTGCGCCGTACAAATCGACGTTCTCAAGGCGCTGGCGTTCATCCATTCCCGACAAACGCGCAGTAAAATCAATCTGCCACGTTTCTGCCGGTGTGGTGATCTGCGTTTCTGACGCCGCGCCGTTGTATTCCATCAAAAAAGAACGGGTGAGCACGTTGCCTTGTTTACCCTCGGCGTTCTTGATTTTGCTTTGTAGCGGCGCATGTACAATCATCGCCAGCGTGCCGGTGGCTTTGTTGATAAGCCCCACCCAGTTAAAAGAAAAATCGCCGACCTCGGTGCCCATCGTGACGGAATACACCACCGCATTTTCATTCACCAAGCCGGTGGCACTGACCGCCTGACGGTGAACAATGTACTGCGCGGCTGGCACCTGTTCGGCACGGTCAATCGGGCTATCAATATCCAGATTAGGCACGTTGGCCAAAACAAATTCATCCAGCACCACCGCTTTGCCGTCGATGGCCTGCTGGGCTTTCCACTGTTCAAAAGCCAGTGTGATCGTGGTTTGTGACATATCAGCCCCCTAGCTTCGCGCCATAAGTGGCGCTGTTATTGTTTGTTTTCGTTTGGGATAGGCTGGCGACATAGCAAACATATTCCCCTTCATACCACCCCGCCCGTATAAGCAGGCTTTGCGTGGTGATCACTTCAAATCGGTAGCGGCGGCAGGTGCGGCCATACTGGCGGATAATTTCCAGCAGTAATTCGGTGTTGTCGGCAATCTGGCTATCGGTCACGCGTACCGTGATAACGTCCCAATCAATCCCCGGCTGACGCTCCAGTAACTCCACATAGCCAATGCCCAGCCGCTGGAAAATGGCAATAAAGCCCTCAACCGATCCCGCGTCCCGCGCATTCACAAAGGCATAAGCCACCCGCTTACGAAACAATGCCAGCGGCTCACCGTTAAAGCGGGAAACATCGCGGTCATAGGCCAGCAGGTTTAACATCGGCTCAAAGCAGGTCAGCGGATCAAACTGGCGCAACGGCCATTGCACCCACGCCAGCACACCAAGCCAAAACACCCGCGCCCCTGCCAGCAATTTGGCCGGTTTGCCTTTATCCATCCAGCTGGGCAGTTTCAGACTGGACAGCCGCTTTTCAAACTCAGTCATGCTTTAACTCCACGGTGAGCGCGGCCAAACGTGGCACGGCTAAATCACTCACAATATCGGCCAGTGAAAAATGCAACGAATCCACCACCTCAAAGGTTTTATGGACTTCCCGCCCCAGATTGGAAAAAGAGAAACGGGAGTATGGCCACGTCTTTTTCACGTCGTAATTGCTGTTTTCACGAAACGCACAGCGGATCAGGTTTTCAACGCCGCCCAGCAGCGTGGCCTTTTCGTCTTCGGTCATGTTGTCGGGATTGGTCACAAACAACGACACGGCCAAGGTGTGGCGGGTTTCCGGCATAGCCATGCACTGCATATCATCACCGTGCCCATGGTGGCCTTGGGTGTTGATATAGTCGTTTACCGCATCAATAAACGGCTGTGACGTCACACCGCTATCTAACAGCAGGTAGGCATTGGCAGTTCCTGCCCCGCGTGGCGCATCGTGCAAAAAGAAAATGCGGTCAATGGATAGCCCGGCAACGCCTGCAATCATGCTGCGGTACACCGCATCGGTATGGTAATTGCCCACCAGATTGAACTGGTTGCGGCAGCGTTCGCGTAATTCGTCGTCGGATTCTTCATCCGCGCCCGGCGCCAGTAACCAATCATCCTCATTCACCGCGTGGCTGATACCATCCACCGCCACAGGGAAAATACGGTAATAGCCCGGTGCCAAGTTGTACGCTCCGCCTGCCGCCTGCGCCTTAACAGGGATAAGCGCATTGGGTACACCTGCGGGGATCGTGAAATCTGACACCGTGGCCAACACATACACCACGCCGTTAATGCGCTCGGTTTGTATCTGCGTTCCCGCTTTGACCGTCACCGCCGCTTTGGCATCTTGTTTCACGAAACGGATCACCCCTTCGGCAGCCGTCGCCGGTTTGGCGGTGAGATTGACCGCCCACGCCAGCAGGCGCAGCATTTGGCCGCTGGCGGTGGCCACAAACATATTGGCCAGCACCGTGCCCACTAACACATCCTTAATCCACAGCACCGGCGTGGTGACAATGGCAGTGATAAGACGCCAGAACGGTGACATACGCGAGGTGTTGGTAATCAGTCCCTCAGCCTTAACCACCTTGTTGAACTCGCTGCGGATCTCCGCCTCTGTGGTTGGCATACCGCTGTCTTTAAGCACCTGCTCAAAATCAACATTCGGCTTATTGGTCATAAGTCTGCCCTCGTCGATACCGCGCCAAAATCATAGGTTTCCGCCGTGATCCACAGCCGCTGTTTGGTTTCTTCCTGCACCACCACGCTGCCCGGCACTATGCGTTCATCGCTTTCCACCAATAATTCCAGCTGTGTAAACAGATCAGCGCGTAATGTTGGGCTGCGCTCGGCAACCAGCTGCGTGACCAAACCGCTTTCATAAATAGCGTGAACAATGTCCTGCCCGATGCTGATTTGGTTATTACAGGTATCAGGCTCATTACCGGCATTCAGTGAGAAATCATGATTTAAAATATATAAATCGACGTACTGCAATTCACTCATGCGCCAAGCTCCTGCCATTCCATTAGTTTTTCACTGCTCATCATTTCTTTCGGATAAATATTTACCGTGCCGATTGATTTGCTGTTATCCGTAATTTTTTTATTATTGTTATTAATTTCTTTATTCAGCCCGCCGCGCTCTATTCCTTTAACTTGGTTGCCTGTCGAAATGTTATTTCGGGTAAATTGCGTATTTCTCACATTGTTGATGGTGTTTTGCATAACGGGTGAGGCACTCACGCCCCCCGGCACAACAGGAACAGACTGAACTACGTTTGGCACGGTCTGCGGGTTAATACCTTGCGGCATCACCGGCACCGCCTTGACCGTATCCGGCACAATGGCAGTCGGTGCGGTAGTCACTTGTGAGGCGGGTAAACCGCTGGGCATTTCAGGCAACGAATCAGTGGCCGTTGAGGCGCTAATATTGACGCCGGGGATGAGGTTTAGCTTTTCAATAATCCAATCATAAGAGCTGGAAAAGCTTTGTTTCATTGACGCCCACAGGCCATTAAATAACTCACTGATACCGGAAACCATGCCAGCCATGGCATCACTAAGAGAAAACCCCGTAATAGCAGAAACAACGCTATGCCAACCGGCAACGATAGACGCCCACACGTTTTTAAATATGTCGCCCACATAACCCATCACATTGATTAAGGACTGAAATGCGGCGGTATCCATTACAGCGCGTTTAATATCATCCCAATATTTAATCAGGTAATAGCACCCAGCGACTAACAGCGCGATAGCACCAATAATCAGTAATATCGGCCAGCTCATCAGGTTAATCCCGATCCCGGCAGTAATGGCCGCCATGCGCAGCGCCAGCAATACGCCGCGCGTAACACGTAGGATTGCATTCCATGCAAGCATCGACGTTCGCGCCAGCCATACCGCAGCGGTATAAAGCTTGGTAATGCTCATCAAGCCCGCCCAAATGCCTCTCAGCCCCATCATGATGAAACCGGAAACGCCCATCACAATATTGGCGATAGCCCCCACAGCGGCAAAGCTCAGCAACGCCATGGCGGCATAGCCCACCACGCGGGCAATGTTGGGAAACAGCTGCATCCAACGGGCAAAGGTGGCACCCATCTCAGCCAGCTTATTCAATACGGGATAGAGCACCGGGATAAGCGTTAGCCCAATCACGGTACGGATCGCCGTAAACACCTGCATCAGCCGATCCCACGGTTTCACCATCTTGGTGGCCATCTCCTGTGCCCGCTTTAGGCCATCACTGCCGCCCAGCTCGGTGATATTGCGCTGTAGTACGCTCACATTGCCATACAGGTGTTTAATCACTGCCGAACTGTCACCAAAGGCTGCATCAAGCTCCGCCTGCGCCTTGAGATTACCCTCAATACTGGCACCGTATTTCCCTTGCAGTTTTTCCAGCATCGCAGGCATGGCCAGCAGTTTGCCGTTGGTATCGGTAAAACTAAGCCCCAGCTTTTTAGCGCCCTCGGCGGCACTGGTCATAAAGCCCTCATACGAACTGCTGGCCTCCGTGCCGAGCGTTCTTTGTAGCTGCCCCAACACTGCCAGCTGTTCATCCATCCCCACACCGTAGTTAGAACCCACGCCACGCGCCCCTTCCATCAGGTCTTTGATGGTGGCCATATCCGTGCCAAAGGTCTGCTTCATGTAGGCCATTTTTCCGGCCAGCTCTTCGGCGAACTGCACTTTGCCCACCTGCTGGGCGTATTGGTTAAACTGGCCGAACATTTGCCCCATAAACTCGGCGGCTTCGCCTGCCGTGGTTTTCAGCGCGGTGGCCACAATGTTGGCCGTTTTCGTCACCTTCGGCAGTTCATCGCCGGTTAGCCCGATAATGGCCGCGTTGATATCAGCAGTAGACTGCACAAACTCCACCGCGCTGCGGCCATACTGCATGCTGAAAGTCAGTGCGGAATCACGTACCGATTTAAGCGCGGTATCATCCACGCCCCGCGCCGATGCCTCCTGCAAAGCGTCGTACATTTCAATTGCCGGACTTAATGCGCCCTGAATGGTTTGGCCAACGCCCCACAATGCCGCCGCCCCGATCCCCACTTTGGCAAAGTGCGCCTGTGAATTCTCGGCAAACCCTTTCACCGCCCCCTGTGCCTGTTTTAATGGGCGGGTGAGTTTGTCGATAAGGCTTAATGTAAATTCAAGCTGTTTCACTTATCACCTTTAAAGGCCAGCGCAATACCATTGGCCACAGCAATACGGTGATATTCCCAATAACGGTTATCTAGCCATAATGCTGCCGCCAAATTATCCGGCTCATCATTTTCGTGGGGTAAATAATGACGGCGTAAAATCAAATATTGTTCTAAGCCGTTATTTTCGATAGCGCGCACCCGCGCCGTTAGTTTTTTACGCTGATTTCCAATACCGGCGCAAAGATTTCATTTACTTTAGTCGCTAGCTGTAATGCAGCCCCCGGCAGTTCTAAAATAGTGGTTAATGCTTCTTTGCTTTCAGCGGCCACAATACGCATTAAATAATTGTGCGCAGGGGAAACTTTATTATCCATCGCCATTTCATTAATGAATTTATTATAGGCTGTGGTATTCGGCTCAAACGTTAATTCAGTACCGCCCACCGTTAATACAATCTTTTTATTCGCCATTGTTTATTCTTTCCCGTTTATTGATTTCATCAATTAATTGATTATGACGCGCCGCACATTGACCATATATTTCTGGCCATGCGTTTAAAGCTTCTGCGGCTGCGGTTCCCTGTGTTCCCGTTAATCGGGGTAAATCATTTTCCTGACATTTTATTTTCAGGTTTTCTTGATAGGGCACGTTCGGTTTGTTCAACGGTGGCGTTGTACAAGCTGACATACTCAGCAGACAGGCACACATTAGTAAAAACCGGCTTAACCATTTCCCTATAGATTTCTTTTGGTGGCTTGGCATTGCGTAACGCCTCAAGCGTTGTTTCTAACTCCCGCGCTGATTGGCTGGCCACCTTCTGCATGGCCGTTCTGGACTCATCACCGGCAGCGCTGGCCGCTTGGTTGATGGCTAATTCCAGACTATCGCGCCGCCAGTCATTGGCCTGCCATCCGGCGAAAAATGATGCCAGCAGCGCCGCAATCAACATCGCCAGCGTTCTGGCCATCAGCGCACCCCGTTATGCTCTAGGCTAAAGTGGTTCCCATCAGGACGGGATTTAAAGCGCCCGCCCCATGAACCACCGAGGCTTTCCCAATACTCGCCAAGCGGTAAAAAGGCTTCGCTTTTGGTCTGCCATTCACCATTGATAAACAGATTAAAATCCACCGCCAAACGTTGCGTATGCAGACTATTGGCAATCCCGGCACCACTTTTCGCATTGAGCTTGGCCTGTTCCGGTGTGCGGTAGGCTTCGCCAAAGGTTAAGCGGTAGCCCTTATCGTTCGCCCACGTAATCAGCTGGGCAATCAGCGAAACAAAAAGCTGCTGTTTTTCACTTAACGTCATGGTTTCTTTCCTTTTAGCAGGCTTGCGCCTTTCTTACGTAACCAGTTTTCAAACCACGTATGCCCGGCAATACCTAGCGCAGTACCCAATGCAATGATGGCCAACGGCGGTAAATCGGGCACCCACAACAGCACCGCACCTGCGGAAACAGATACCCCCGTACCCAGAATCACACGCCCTAAAAACAACCGTGCGGTGATAGGTTCTGAACCGTTCAACAACTGCCCCATCGCAATTAAAAAGCCTGCGATTAACAGCCCAAACAACGTTTTTTCATGCTCCTGCATCATCCATCCTTAGCCGATCAGGTTTTGCGTGGCTTCGCGTTCCAGATACGGGATGCCGTTGATGTGCACAAAGTTCGGGCTTGTCACCGCATACTTAATTTTGTGCGTCAGCGTGCTGCCGCCTTTCGGATCACCGTCCAGCACGTTACTCAGTGACAGCTTGCAGCCGAACGGCTCCACCTTCAGCTCTTCACTGCCCGCTTTGGCATAGAACATCAGATCCACCGGCTCAATACCGCGCCACGAACCGGCACGGCGGGCAATAGCGGTAATTTGCTGAAAGGTCTTGCTGCTTACTTCAATCTCACCTTCAGCGGCCACATCACCGGCCACCCAACCATCCGGCACACCCTGCGTACTGGCGGCGGCGCTGTTGTCCGTGATATCCAAGCTGACTTTCTCAACATGGATCAATTCACCGTCCAGACGAATATCAATCGACTGGCCTGATAGACGCTGACTCATGCGCTCACTCCTTCAATGCTGGTATCCAGTAACAGGCTCACCGTGATGGATTTCGGGCACTCATACGGACGCACGACCATATAAACTTCCACCGCCGTGGCTGATTTCCAGACAATTGTCACATCTCCATCCTGCGGGCTTTTCACCTCACCGGGGAACGTCACACCGTTAATCTGTACCGAAATGGCCATTGCCCGCAGCGTTTTGGCAAAATACGCTTGATGCGCCGCAATGCTGCTCGGTGTGCTGTTTAGCGAACGATCGGCAATCTTGGCAATCGCCTGCAAGCGGATACGACGCGCCGCCTTATCCACGGTGCGCAGGTATTCGATCACCTGATAATCACCGCCCTCGGCATCCAACGTACGCCCATCAGACCAATACATGCCGTCATAGTCGGGATACCACATCGGTACGCTGTAGCGCTGCTTTTCAAGCGCCTGCAACGTGGCCAAATCCACCGCAACACCTATGCCATCAACCGGCAACGTATCACTGCCCAATTCCAGCAGTGCGCCGGTGGCCACACGCGCCGGGCTATCGGCAATCGTCACTGCGCGGTTACACAAGCGGCCAACCAAAACGCCCGGCTCATTGCCCCATAAGCGGGGAACCAGCTGCACCGCAGACGCGGCAATGCCCTGCTGCAATGCACTTAAACGCTCAAGATATTCCGCCCATGTTTCTTCGGCCTGCGGTGCCTGCACGGCCAGCGCAAACCAAACCCAACGGCCATATTTGTCAATCAACTCACTGCGCAGGCTGGACGCCGCATTAATTGGCGCTTTATCGCTAACATCATCAACCAACACCACACCTTCAACCGATGCCACCGCCTGCGCTGCCCGCACTGCGTCTTCCCATGCTTCGGGTTCGCTGTCTTGCGCCAACACATGCACGTACCCTGCCCAGTTCTGACCGGCGTTAAGCATGGCCGCTTTAACATTACTTTTAAGTGGGCTGTCTGCCTCACCCAGCAACGCATCAAAATCAGATTGGGTATTCACCGCCACCGTTTTGCCTGCGTTGGTTTTGCCCATACCGATATACAGCACGGTGCGTTCGATCTCTTTGGTTTCGCCTTGCAGCTGGTTAACTTGGTTAACCGTGACCTGTGGCCAACTCATGCCGATCCCCTAATATTTTGCGCGTTAACATCAGCGCCAAAGCCAATGGCTTGCAGCTGACGCGCCAGCGCCTTATTAAAATCATCATCGCTCATGCCAATAAACTGGCGGGCGGGCACATCTACCGACCACGATGTTTTTGCAGGTTTCCCCTCCATCGAACGGATGATCGCACCGGCTTTCGCCTTGGTGAGTAATGCCGCTATTTCTTTGTAACCCAACTTTTTCCAGCGCTTACCGTGGCGCACTTTGTACCCCAGTTTGCGCAGGCGCTTAGCCTGCTTCACGGTAGCGGGCTGATTGCCCTGTGCCTGATTTTTTGCCACCTGACGGCGGTTAATGGTCACGCTCATGCCGTTTTGCTGGCTGTACCCAATCACGCCCGCAGGCACTGGCTTAGCCCCGTTGCGATAGCCGCCACCACTGAGATACAAGCGCACCGCCTGCTGTTGGGGCATTTCGCGGATATGCAGTAGTTTCGGCATATTGCGCAGCATCTTGCCTTTACGCTTGGTCTTACGCCCTGCCCACTTCTGACCATCCGACGACTGCTGATTACGCACGTTGCGTTTGGCCGCCGCCATCACGCCATACTTGGCTATGCGCCATAAAAACCGCTGGCGCTTTTTCGGCGGTAAATCCAGCTTGGCCAGCTCATCGCGCAGCGTTTTAAACTGCGCTTTGTTCAATTCACCGTGGGCAATCATTGCGCCTGTCCAATGGGTGCGCCTTGTTCATCCGTCCCAAATACCTGCGCGGTGAGCGCCGTCCAAACCTCTGGATCAGCTAACCGCCAGCGCTGGCCATCAAAGGGGATCGCCCCTTTTTCATCGGGCACAATACAAAGCTCTTCAACCATGGGCACAGTCAGCACCACCGTGGCGGTTTCCTGATCGTCTACTGACACATCCCATTCCGGCGAACTGTCGTCTATGCCGTTCTCAGCAAACAGACTGCGGTCAGCCTCACTTAACCACGCTGTCATTAACGCCATCAGCAATCGCGGATCACACTGGCGATACGGAAAACGCTCCCACGAAAACAACGCCGTGCTGCGTAGAATGGCTAAACGGTACTGCCCCAGACCTAAATCCTTTTGCGCGGGAATGTACTGCATCTCATCCATTTCACTGTTGAACGCCAGCATTGCGCGGGGCGGTACGTTGTCTTTAAAAAACTGCGTGAGTGATTCCAGCTGGCTCATACCTTGCGCACCGTGACCCTTTTCAGCCCTTTGATACTGCGGATCACAATGGATGCCTCCGCCAGTAGTCCGTTACGTGTTTCCGCGCTTTCCTGCCCCGGATGAGACTCACGGCGGCCAATGGTGGCAAACTCGCCCATCAAATCCGCTTTTGCGCGGGCATAGACGGCCTTTTTGTATTGGCCACATAGCAGGTTGATGCCGTCAATCGCCACGCCCGGCACATCCTGCGCCTGTATATATCCTTCACTGCCATGTTTGGCGGCCACGTCCCGCAGATCCCGATTCACTTCACCGGCTGCCGTTAACAGCGCCTGCGCCACGGTGCCGCCGTCAATATCGGGCGGAATGCTGCGCTGCTGCTGAAACTCTTTAAGGCTCAAATCAGGCCAAAAGCCGTCATTTGTCAGCGGTGCATCTTGGTAATCAATCGGTGTTCCACTAAACATAAAAACCTCGGTAAAGCGGGCTGACCGGCTTCCATGGCACATAGCACAGATGTGCATTGCCTCCACCGCGCCCGCTTGGCTTGCGGGAGTCGTTTTAACTCTTTTGCAGTGCCCGAATCCGTGCGCTGATTTGTTTACGCATCGTGCCCACGCCCACGTTTTTATACAGCCCCTCGGCCTGCGCCAGCATAAGCCCGGCTTTTTCCAGCTGTTCCACGTCATCCAATGCGCTGGCGCGTGGCTTGCCTTCATCGTCACGCAGCATCAAAAGCCCGGCGAACTTGAACCATTTGGCGGTAATTTCTTCATGTAACCGCCAGTTTTGCGTCACGTTGGTAAACGTGCGCGAAAAGTACGGCTCTACGCCATCGCCGCAGCTGGCCGCCATCTCAGCCCATGCCAACATGGTGTCAGCCACAAACGCCGGAAACTTACTGCGAAAATTGCCCGGTGTTTCCTGCCCCTGCGCAATCGCCACATCCGCCCAATCCAGCGCCTGATCAAACTCTTCAACGTCAAACAGCCACACTACGCAGTGGGACAGGATCGGATTTTGGTACACCTCGCCGCTGTCTAAATACGCCTGCGCGGTGGGCAACCATCGCGGCAGCAGTTCGATGCGTTTCATGACGGTGCGATCACGCAGCGTATCGAGATTACGCAGCCGCTTAACGTCACTTTCCAACGCAGCCAGCTGCACATGCAGGCTATGTTCAGCGTCTAATACCTGACACTTTTCCAGCGCCTGCCGGGCTTTGATTTTTGCGTTATGACGTTGAGCGGGTGACAACATGGCTTATTCTCCGGCTGGCTCTGACGGCTCGGTCACTTTGCCGATAGTCACGGCTGATTCATCAAATGCCGCATAGAGTTCTGGATACTCCACCGCATAACCTTCGTTACGCAGGTATTTGTTCTCGAACTGTTTGCGGTCATCCACAAACTCAGCTTTACGGAATCGGGTTCCGCGCTGGGTATAGATGTGCAAGTTGGTTGGCATCGTCACCACCATGCGCTTGCCGGGGAAGAACGGCGGCACCATTGCAGGACGTCCCGCAATAGACTGCGACAGCATCTGCGCGGCAATCTTCTCAGTCGGGCGATCTGCGGCCTGATAGAGTCGATATTGCTCGGCAGCCACAAGGTCAGCACCAACCATCACGGTAAGACGTGGATCGTTACGGAATTCCTGCGGAATTTTGCTGTTAATCAAATCAGAGGCCATGGCATCCAGTGATTTATAATCCCCATCAACATCTAACGTGATGGGATCACTAATAATCTGACTGCCTTCGCTAAAGGTGCGCACCAGCTCATGCCAGCCAATGTTCACATCCTCGCCGTTTGGGTTTTCACTGCTTTTAGTCGTTTTGGCCACGCTCTTGCCGTTAAAGCCAATGCGCAGCATATCCAGACCAAAAGACTGATTAGTGAATGCCTGCATACGCTGGAAGAATTCTTCTTCCGTGCCTGCGTTTGCCCAAACGGATAACATGGCAAAAGTCAGCGCTGCGCCTGAGTCAGTTTCAACGAGTTTGTACTCGTTACCCTCAACACCCACCGCACGGCTATAACGGCCACCTTCAACGCGCCCCGTAAACAGCCCCGGATTACCCACGCTTACAACCTGCCCCTGTAGCTGGTCAACATCAGCAACCGTAATCAGCTGCATAAAATCATTACTTTCCAGCAACGCATCACGCAGTTTTGTTTCTTTCGGATCGGTCAAAGAGAAATAACGGGAAATATCATCCGCGTTATAGGATTCTCTCAACCCATCGCAATAATTGCGCAAATAACCACGCGCTCGTGAATTCAACATTATTTATCTCTCTCGCAATCATGCGATTAATGTTTAGTTTTAATTACCCTATTACAGGTATTCGAATGGCTTACGACCTGTACCCGGCTTTTTATTTGGTACTTTGGTGAATTTTTTATTCATATCACCCAGCTTTCCCATAAATTCCGGCAAGTTGTCACGCAGCTGTGCAAATTCTTTGGTGTCTACGACTTCTTTAATTGTCTCAACATCAGAATCCGTTTCTTCCTGACTTTGTTTAAGTTCAGCAAGCGCCTGTTCAAGCTCAGCAATTTTATCTTGCGCGGCTTTTAGCTGTTCCGCTAATACGGTAGCGTCATCACCCGTCAAATCATCACCACTGCCAGTGGTTGAATCATCAATACCGAACTTGTGATACCATTTCTTTTTACCCTTCACGCCTTTCCCCTTATTTAATTCGTTAATATCAAAGGCGACCGCCCGATATTGGCTAAAACGCATATTGCGATTTCGCTTACTAAATTTCATTTGAGTGGTATAAACACTCGCCGGTTCATCAGTAACCCCCAGCCCTTCAAGGTACGTTTTGCCTGTACCGCGAAAATTCCCCGTGGGTGTAAATTCCGCAGAGGTAAATAAAAGCTTACCCTCAGCATTTGCGGCAATCATGGCCAGCGATGGGCATAGCTTGGCATATAGCTTCAACACCCCGTCTTCTTCGCGGGCTTGAACTGCCTGCACCTGTCCAACCGGGCCATATGATCGCGAATGTTCAGGCCAAAGCTGGGCGGTATATAAAATAGGATCGTAGAGCTCTGCCGCTTCCAATATCCATTGGCGTTCTATATCTCGCCCGTCTAACGTATTTCCCTCTGCGGCTATACATAACCATTCTGTTGTCAGATGTGAAACTGACATTTAATTATCTCCTTCCGCCCTGTGATTTGCAGTATTACCAATATTTCTCACCACTGCATTCTGTTTAATTCGTATAAATTCGGATATACACCTATTACCGAATCAGGACGAATTAAGCCCGGCGTTTATTCATAAATATCTCTGCATAATAAAGCCTATGGCTAAATACTCTCCTGAATTAATCGGCGTGGCGCGTGCTCTCTATTTAAGAAGAATGACGCCGAAAGAAATCGCCAACGAATTAAATCTGCCGAATGCGCGGATTATTTACTATTGGGCTGAAAAAGGTCAGTGGTCTGATTTACTCAGCCACGAAAGCACCGAGGAAGCGATAGAACGCCGCTACCAGCTGCTGGCCGGTAGGGATAAAAAAAGTGATATTGAATTAAAGGAAATGGAAATCCTGATCGCGCATGCCGTGAAGTTGCGGGCGCAATCTAATAAACACAAAGAAAAACTGGCGGCAGCGAAAGGCAATGGCCAATTTACTGCGGGCACAGACGACAGCGAACGCCCAACAAAGAATAAAAAGTATCGCAAAAACGATATCTCCAGCCTAACCCAAGAAGATTTTGACTCATGGGCTGATAAACACCTGTTTGGCTATCAGAAGCACCTGCGTTTGAATATCGCCCAGACGGTACGCAATATTCTTAAAAGTCGCCAGATTGGTGCCACCTGGTACTTTGCTTTTGAAGCATTCGAGAACGCGGTATTAACCGGCGATCCACAAATATTTCTCTCCGCCAGTAAGGCACAGGCCGAAGTTTTCCGCTCTTACATCGTCAACATTGCCCAGCAGTATTTTGGCATTGATTTGACAGGCAACCCGATCCGCTTAAGCAATGGCGCAGAACTACGCTTTTTGTCTACCAACAAAAACACCGCGCAATCTTACAGCGGGCATTTGTACTGTGACGAATATTTCTGGGTGCCAAACTTCACCCATCTTAATGAAGTGGCCAGCGCCATGGCCACACATGATAAATGGCGCACCACCTACTTTTCGACGCCATCAGCTAAAACCCATCAGGCTTACCCATTCTGGACAGGGGAAGAATGGAAGCGCGGCAGCAAGAAACGCGAAAAGGTTAAATTCCCAGATTTTGACGAACTGCGCGACGGTGGCCGCGAGTGCCCAGATGGCCAATGGCGCTACATCATCACGATGGAAGACGCGATCCGTGGTGGCTTTAACTTAGCTGACATTGAACGCCTGCGTAATCGCTACAACGATGCCACCTTTGCCATGCTGTACATGTGCGTATTTGTGGATAGCAAAGACGCCGTATTTAGTTTTGAGGACTTGGAGCGCTGCGGAGTTGAGCGGGAAATTTGGCAAGATTTTGACATCAAGCTAAAACGCCCATTCGGCGATCGTGAAGTTTGGGCGGGTTATGACCCGGCACGTTCCGGCGACCTCTCGACGTTTGTGATTATTGCCCCGCCGCTTTTAGAGGGTGAAAAGTTCAGAGTATTGGAAATCATTAGCTGGCAAGGCATGTCGTTTCGCTATCAGGCCAACAAAATTAAAGAACTATTCGCAAAATACAATATTCGCTACTTGGGGATAGATATAACTGGCCTAGGCAATTCGGTTTTTGAAAACATTCAGTATTTTGCTGGCCGCGTCGCCGTGCCTATTCGCTATAGCGTGAAAACCAAAGACGAGCTGATTTTAAAAGCGCTGGACGTTATCAGCAGTAACCGCATTGAGTGGCCAAAAGACCACACCGAAATTCCCGCCAGTTTCTTGGCCATTCGCCGCACCACAACCAACAGCGGCAACTCTATGACCTTTGTTGCTGACCGCAGCGCAGACACAGGCCACGCCGAGGCAGCTTTTGCTATCGCACACGCTCTGCATAACGAACCGATTAACTACGAAAACCGCCCAACATCTAAATGGAGGCTGAAAAAAGCCGCATGAAAAAGCATAAACAACGCGCGATGAAGCGCCAGCCCGCACCAAGCAAACGCAAAATGAGTCTGATCACGCTAGGTAAACCAGAGCCGATCCTGACGACTGGCACGGATTACCGTGATATCTGGTATGACAATGAATATGACCATTACACGTTACCCATTGAGCGCCTTGCACTGGCACAACTGATTAACCTGAACGGCCAACACGGCGGCGTACTTTATGCCCGGCACAACATGATCGCGTCTGACTATCTCAGGGGTGGCCTGACCCATGATGAATTCAGAGCGGCCATTTTTGATTATCTGACTTTTGGCGATGTGGCCATTTTGAAAGTGCGTAACGGCTGGGGCGACGTTATTGATTTAGCACCGTTACCGGCACTCTATACCCGTGTACGTAAAAGCGGGGAATATGTGGTGTTACAAGACGGTGAACCGCTGGTTTATCCCGAAGAAGATATTATTTTTATTCGCCAGTATGACCCACAGCAGCAAGTTTATGGCCTGCCGGATTATATCGGCGGCATTCATGCGGCACTACTCAACAGCGAAGCGACAATTTTCCGCCGCCGCTATTACCACAACGGTGCCCATACGGGCGGCATTCTCTACACCACTGATTCCAGTATGACCGATGAAGTAGAAGAAGAGATTGAACGCCAGCTGTCCGAAAGCAAAGGGATCGGGAATTTCAGCACCATCTTGGTAAACATTCCCGGTGGCGATGAAAAAGGGGTGCAATTTATTCAGATGGGAGATATTGGCGCGAATGATGAGTTTGCCAACGTGAAAAACATCAGCGCCCAAGACGTTCTCAACGCACACCGATTCCCTGCGGGGTTAGCTGGGCAAATTCCCCAGAACGCGGGCGGTCTAGGCGATCCAGAAAAAGCACGTAATACGTACCGAAAAGATGAGGTAATCCCTGTTCAACGTCGTTTTCGTGACGCTATCAGCGCTGATCAGGAAATTCCAGAACATTTACACCTTGTTTTTGACGTTGATACAACAAAGGCGGGTGCGGTATGAGGAGAAAAACGCTAAAATTCCAACAGTTAAATTCTATTGGAGCCCGAAACATGCGCGTTATGAAAATCTTTTGTCCTGACTGCGGTGCGAAGGCTGTCATTAGCAAAACCAACCGTAAGCACCGCCAAATTGCAGATATCTACTGTGCCTGTTCAGATGTTGAGTGTGGTCATACTTTTGTTATGAACCTGACTTTTTCCCACACACTTAGCCCCAGTGCAAAACAAGGCGAGCAGATGATAAAAACAATCATTGATAGCCTCAGCCCTGCACAGCGGCAAATGACTCTCGACCTATTACGAAACAACGCCGCTTGATATACAGCCACCGCCAACAGGTGGCTTATTTATTTTCGCTAACATACTCACTCGCATATCCTCTGCCAGCTCCGCTATCCAAATCAGCGCCACCTGACGTTCACGGGAATTACTCTCATCACCGCAGACAAACTTTGCGATTAGCTCGATACGTTCTATTTCTATTGATTCGTCCAGTAAATCCACTGACGCCTCCACCATCAACAATGTACTGTGTATTTATACAGTAACATAAGTAACCAGAAATAGTGAACCCATTTATGCCACTGATATGACTAACTATTACGTAACGTATTAGTTCCAACCCGGCCATCTTTGGTGCTCTGGATTAGCCTCCAACTCAATCAGGCGATCATTTCGCCACGCAAGTGAACGCCCCTCACTCATTTGTAACCGGCTACCGCGCATGAGAATGTTTATTTCGTTCTCACTACCGCTAAAACCTCGACTTTTTAACTCATTCGATAATCGCCGCCATTCATCTGGCGTACAGTTAGTGACAGAACTCCAAGGGGCGGCGTTGCCGCCAGAAACACCGGCCTCCGCTGACGCTGTGGCCAACTTCGGCACTATTGCCCACTTAACCAACCGTGTAACCACCTCCGAATTGAGAACCACAGGGGAATAAACCCCAGTAACACGCTGCACATCTTCCCCGTACTGGTTGCCCTGCTCAGTGATTTCATAGGCGAGGCGAACGGTCAGATCACGACGTTTAACAAATGCGCCACCCTGACATTCGGTGTAGGCGTACCAATTATTGTTATCCGCAGCAAAGCGCACGTTATCCATATCCTCAGTGGGTAGGATTTGTTCATCACCCGGCAGGCGACGCAACTCACGCCATACCGTCACCGGCGCACCGCCAATCTGTTGAAACTGACGAATACGCCAGCGGCTAGCCCATGCAGACACAGACTTGGCCATATCTTTCAAGCTCTCACCGGTCTGATCATCTTTCTCACCGTCTAGCGCGTAACCGTCGATATTCTTTGAAATGTATTTGGCGATATAGCCCGTAGCGCTGCCCTTTTCTTCCTCAATCGGCACCGCATGAAAACGGGCTTTTTTGGCCTCTGGCGTATTCAGTTCGTGGGCGTCTTCCTCATAGGCATATTTACGTAAAATTTCACGTACCCGCTCAACGTGGCAAGGCTGCATAAAAAGCAACATATGCCAGTGCGGCGTACCATCATGGTGCGGCTCTGCCACACGAAAACCGAAAACAGAGATTTCCTCACGCTTAAGCGCAGCGCGGGCACGCGCCCAAACATTGCACAAATACTTTTGTGTCGTGCGTGGATCTGCGCCATTCCATTGCTTAACGAAACCACCGCGACTATGGACGGCGTGATAAGCCGATGGGGCGGTGATGGTGTAAAACTCGCCCGCACACCCCATGTCTTTTGCTAAATCTTCAAAACCTCTCATTCGCACCATTAATTCACATCTCCTTATTGCAGGGTTTGCACTACTGCCATTAACCATGTCCTCCATAGAAACACGCTGGCCGGTGTCTTTATCTTCCAGTTCAAAAGCCTTGAAAAATTCACGGTTTCTTTTCTTCTGCTCAATCCATTCGTGCAACCCACCGCGTGATACATACGCAGATGCAGCCTTTTGCACCTGTCCCACTGCAATGGCCAGATGCTCTCTATGCAAATCACGGCGGCGCTTTAGGCGCACTAGCCACCAATCCGCAGTCATCATGCGCAAAATGCCAGATTCGGCAGATTGCGTAGGCAGTGAACGGCGACCATTGATAAATGCAGCCCAATAGGGCGGCACTGTGCCAATCTGCTCGGTTAGCTCACCCAGATAGCGAAAAGCAGAAAGTGTGCGCTGACGCATAGCCGCTGCATCAGGTGCTTGCTCTGCGCAATGCTCTTCGGTAAATGCCATAAACGCCTGTGCTATATAGTCCGCCGCATCAGCAGACAGCTTGCGCAGCTCATCGCGGTTTAACGTTGGCAGGTCTTTTAGCTGGGGATAAAAAGGAAACGTAGCCTCTGCAATTTGCGGACTACACTGGCGGTATTGGTCAGCGACCAAACACAGACGTGGCAATATATTTTCACCCACGGTAGTGCGTAAAAACGTATTGGCACGGCGGCGGGCTTCGTGTGGCTCACTGCTGTTATAGATTTTGGTGTAACGCTCAACAAAATAGCGAGCGAGATAGTTGGGAATATCTTTCAGCAGACTATAACGCCACTCATGATCGGCACTGTCCAAGTGCCATAAATCACGCTCGGCCATACTAATATCTTGCGGGGCACCCGGCGCAAACTGTTCACACCGCCATTGATTGACGGTGTGATAGGCTTCGGGTTGTACGTCGATAACGTCCAACATTAAGCACCAGTCCAGTTCAATCCGCGCAACGCCTCAAGATAAAGGCCAGCCAGTTGCTCAACGAGTAGCAGATAATCAGACTCATTAAATTGAGGATTACCATTCACAGCACGCCCAACGCACTCGCTGACTAAGTCACGTAGCAGCATTACCTTGCGGTCATAAATGGCCAGAATGCCCCAAGAAGTTACACCCGCATGGGTCTGGGAAATTTCCAACACCAAACGACGCGGGCGGGTTTTAGTTTTCTCCTGCACAGCAATGGCAAGGTGGCTATTGATGATTTTACGCATGGCTCACCCCTGATTTAATAATCAGTTCACCAGCGGACTTCTGGCTACCAGCTGCTGCGCCAACACTACGAGGCGCAGTGATGGGCTCAATAGAAAAACCGCTATATAGGTAACGCACCATATCCAGATCGCTATTGGAGGCGATAACTGGAATACCACGCGCAGACAAGCGGCGCAGCTTTCTTGATAAGCGGCCATGATCGAGGTGGGTAAAGCCTTGCGTATGATATGTGGTGAAATTATCCGTATCGGTAAGGTATGGTGGATCGCAATAAACAACATCCCCGCTTTTGACCATACTCAGCGTTTCGCTGTAATGACCGCAGATGAATTCTGCCCGCTTGGCTTTTTCAACAAATGCGTAAATTTCTTTCTCTGGGAAATAGGGTTTTTTGTACTTTCCAAAAGGTACGTTAAATTCACCTTTTTGGTTATAGCGGCACAGGCCGTTAAAGCAGTGACGATTCAAGTAAAAAAACAACGCTGCACGATCCGTCGAATCATGTGATTTTGAATTAAATGCCAAACGCAACGAATAGTAAGACTCTGGGGTATTTCTTGTTTTAAATAGGTTTTCAGCCGTGTGCAAAAATCTGTCGGTAAACCCAACCATTGATACATACATATGGATCAAATCCTGATTCACATCAGCAATCAGATAAGATTCATAATCAGTATTCATCATCACAGCACAGGAACCGGCAAACGGCTCAACAAGGCGATCCCCCGCAGGTAAATGCGGGCGTAACGTTTCCATAATGCGGGATTTGCTGCCTACCCACTTTAGCGGCGTTCTTATCAGTTCCATGCTGCGCCACCCTTGCTATCTAAACTCGCCGACTCTTCGCGGATCAGCGCTATGATTTCCGCTGCTGAAAGACCATTGTTTGCAGCCTCTGCGGCCAGTTTATCCAAGCGCATAGAGCACTTATCAGCGGCATGTTTCTCCCCTTCTAAACGGGCTGAATTCAGCATGGCCGTTAACTGCGCCGTGTCACTATTGCGGTTTAAATCTTGGCGTTTCATATGTTCGGGCATAGGTATCTCTCCAAATTTAGGCAAAGAGAAACCCGCGGCTATACGGGATAACCACAGGGATTCGGTATTTATTGATTACTTAATGAAGGATTGTTTTATCTGGGCACTGGCTGAATTTGCTGTTTAGCTGCGGCAATTGGTGAAGCTCAAACGTGTTACCCCACCAGGAGTGAATCAACGTAACAACTTCACCATGGCCTAACATACCCGCCATAGCATTGACTGATTGAATAGCACCAAGCGCCTGCGCCTGATCTGCACACTGCTGTGATTCGCGATAAGCCCTGCACCAAAATGCCGCATTTGCTGCAAGCCACTGGCGCGGGTTTGTCATGTGCTCAGTGTCGTTAAACATGAAGCTACCCAAAGAGACACGACCTTTTACGATCTGGCATTTTGAAATAAAGAAACGCACGTAGTTATGCGGTACACGCCAACTATCTAAATCCTGATATAAACCTTCTAATTCAACGGTGACAATGCGCATAAAGCCTCCTTAATGCTGCTGTGTTTCTTTGGCTGCAATGACCTGCTCAGCCTGCCATAGCAAACGTGGTGCAATGACCATTTCCACCCCGCCCACAGGTGCCGGGCTAATATTTTCAGCGGCACCCGTTGAGCAAAAATCTTCTTTTGCCAAATCGTCAAAACGACCAATTAACGCCTTAATACGTTGAATACCACGGCGCAGTTTTACCAAGTCTTTAGCGTCAATAGCTTCCCAGCTATACCTGCATAAAACAGGCGGTAAACCAGCAGCATGAAGCAACACGCCGCGCTGTTCTGCTGAAAGGTTTTGCCATACACGCTTTGCACGGTTAAAGCGTGGATCAAGCTGGCGACGTATTTGGCTTAGCCAAAATTTATGGTCTGCCATGATTACCCCCTTAATCCCATCAAGCGGAACCACCAAGGGCGGCGCTTTGCTTGCTGTGGTTTATTAAAACGGAATTCACTGACACATGGCGACCAACGGCGACCATCTGGAAGCTCAAGCCAGCCATGTGCATCTGCGGCCAACTGCGGTGTAGGTGACTGACGTTTTAAATAGTTAGTAAAAATCTGCATACTTCCCCCAATACCCACAAAAAAATTGCCGAGATTTGTCACCACTCTCGGCCGTGGTATTCTGGTGATGCCAATCAACCAAAATAAGGAAATCTAATGAATAACAAAGCAATACCAGTAATAATTCCCGCTGAATTGGAATTACGTGAACATAACCATTTAGCTTGCTTACGTTTCCATTACCACTTAGAAGACCCATCACAATTGCCTCAAGCAGGTGAACTATTCACTGCTCTAACTCTTGAGCAAGCTGTTGACACTGTTCAGTTTCTACAGGGGTACATCCAGCGTGCGCGTTTAGCCTCTGGGCACGTTCAAGGCGGAAACAAACCGAACTAACTATTTCTCCATGCTCTGAATAACGACGACGGAATATGCATTGAATTCTTTCGTCGTTTTTTATTACTTGCCCCATTTAAAAACTCCTTACATCACGTTAGGTATGACGGCATTCACTGCATCAACTGCGGCGGCCATCATCGGCGTGGATTGGATACGCGCTTCAACCGATAAGACGATCAGCGAAAGATTGCGGATCGCGCTGTTGGCTTTATCTAAAATCGCGTTACGGCGGGCGGCGGTCATTGGTTCTTGTGATACGGCTTGCGCAGCAATCTCCCCCACTGACGCCGTGGCGCTCAGGGTGCAAAGCGGCAAGTTTGCCGGTTTGGCTTCATTGCGTGGCACAGATGGCAGACAATTGATTTGTGCCAGAAGCCCATCCAGCAAGCGGGCATCTTCGGTAAAATCAGTCAGCGCAATAATTTCCGGCACGGTCAAATTATGGGGCTGCTCTGGATTCAGCTTGTTACGCAGCGTTTGACCACGTAGGCCGATTTCCTCGGCTAGCCGTTCCAAATTATGCCCCTGTGAAAATGCTCGGCATGCCGCATCAAAGTGCGCATGTTTGGAGGTCTGATAATCAAACATTGTTGTTTTCACCCCGCCCACACAAAATGTGTTCATTGTTCACGATTAGTTTTCGTTGTTAACCATGATTCCAAGCCAACCAGTCGATATATACGCGCTCCTTTGGTTTATCTTTTGGTTTAATTCTTACTTTACCTGTACTTACATAATAACGAGCTCGACGTTCTGTAATACCAGCTCGTTCACAAAACGTTTTCAATGGAAGCCAACGAGCTTCAGTTGCGTTTGTATTGGCCTGCGGCATAGGGCAAAATCCTCTATTGCGGTAGTGTTTGAGCACTATTGTTAACTATTGTCTTTTAGTGGTTTCCAGTGATTAACCAAAGGAGAACGTATTTGATGGTATGTTCTCGTTTGTAGATTGTCAATGGTTTGCGTTCTACAAAGGTGAATTTGATATGAATTTAGAAACAGGGGCACGCCCAGCGATTGAGAGGATTTGTGAGGCCTATGGTTTTTCTTCAAGGCTACAACTTGCCAATCACTTAGGGATTAGCAATGGATCTCTAGGAAATAGAATAATTAGAGATAATTTCCCAGCAGATATAGTTTTACGATGTGCGCTTGAAACTGGCGCATCTATACAATGGCTATCTTTTGGTGAAGGAAGCCCTTTCAATCATGCTGAGAGCGACACGATACGCATCCCAGCACAGAATCTTGATAACGGGAAACTGCTCAAATCTTCATCTATTATTTTTGACAAAGTTATGCTTCCGGAACACTCAGGAACACTAAACGTGATTCGAGATGGCTCAGTAACATATTTCGTCGATTTAAAAGATCACGAGTTAAAAGATGGAAAATGGCTGATTGAGTTCACAGGGAATCACAGCGTAAAAGATTTGATACTTCTACCGGGTAACAAACTGCGGATTGATGCAGGGAAGTATCCAATTGATAGTGACATTAATGATGTGAGAATTATTGGCAAAATTGTCGCAACATATTTGGTAAATGAGTAATGACTGTAAGAAAGCTGGATAGTGGCGAATGGATGTGTGATATGCGCCCTAACGGAGTAAATGGTAAACGCATTCGTAAAAAATTCGTCACTAAAGGTGAAGCTCTCGCCTATGAGAAGCACCTCATAGGCGAGATGGCTGATAAACCTTGGCTAGGAGAAAAAGAAGATAATCGTAGACTGTCTGAATTAATTGACCTCTGGTATAGCCTATACGGTCGAACTTTATCTTCAGCAACAAGACTACTAGCTAAACTAAAAGCCATCTGTGATGGTATGGGTGATCCTATTGCTACTAAAATAACAGCTGCGGATTTTAGTAAATATCGTGAAGCTCGGTTAGCGGGGGAGCTAGCGGATATTCACGGTAGAAAAATGGCTGTAAAGCCTAGGACTGTTAATCTAGAACAAAGCAATCTTTCAGCTGTTTTCGGGACTTTAAAAGAACTAGGCCACTGGGAACACCCCCACCCGCTTACTGGTATTCGTCGATTTAAAATTGATGAATCTGAATTAACATTTTTATACCCAAATGAAATTAAGCGCCTTTTAGATGTGTGCTCACAATCGCGGAACCCTTACTTAGAAATAATAACAAAAATTTGTCTATCGACAGGTGCTAGATGGGGTGAAGCTGAATCCTTAACTGGCAGCCAAGTTACCCCTTATCGAATTACTTTTATAAAAACTAAAGGTAAAAGGAACAGAACCATTCCGATAACCCAAGAACTTTATAACGAAATTCCTAAAAAACGTGGGGCTCTTTTCAACCAGTGTAGAAAATCGTTTGAAAGAGCATTATGCCGTGCTGGCATTGAACTACCAGAAGGGCAATGCTCCCACGTTCTACGACATACATTTGCAAGCCAGTTTATGATGAGCGGTGGCAGTATTATTGTACTGAGAGATATTTTAGGGCACGCAGATATTAAGCAAACAATGGTCTATGCACACTTTGCACCAAGCCATTTAGAAGATGCCATAACTAAAAACCCCCTCACATTGCTAAAGGCAAATGAAGATCCACATAGTGTCCACCCAGACTAATAACCAATGTAAACAGCCGTCTACCAATGACAATCATCATATTGATATTAAAGATAAATCATTGTTTTTGAATGGCACTGATTACAGTGTAGTAATTTCGGACGGGGGTTCAAATCCCCCCAGCTCCACCAAATTTGGTAGGACAGTGACCGGACAAGAGCATAAAAACCAGTAACTTATGCGAATCGAATGGACACAACAACGACCCAAGTAAGACAAAGAAATGCACGTATAGTGCACGTGCATTTCGATGGTAATAAAAGCCCGCTTCACGCGGGCTTTTTTACGCATGTACACCACACTTGGTATCTCAGTTCTAGGATATTTTAGATAACCTTGCTTGTGGTTGTGTTCAATGATGAACTCAGTGGTGATCAATAATGGCTGTACTTGGTAGCATTCTAAAAGATTATATAGTCCCAGTAACATCTATCATTGCACTCATACTCTCGCAATTACCACCTCTAAAAACCTTCTTTAAGAGAAGAAAACCCGTTGTAACAGTTGGCAAGTTTATAGCGCTTTCACACTATATTGGGCTTCCAGAAGTTCAGCTATACATAAGTATATCCAATGATTCTTATTCTAATTTGAGAGTTCGTAGCATTGATATTGAATTGACAAAATTGGGTCAAGAGAAACTTAAACTGCCTGCATTCAGTGTATTTGAGCATATTAGTGGGAACACTCAACGCGGCTTTGCTCCATTTACTCTTAAATCTGATACAGAATGGTCGCATAATATAAAGTTTTATCTTCCTTTTAGCGGTTCTGACGAACAAAAACATAAAAAAATTTACTATGCGCTTAAGAGTGATATCAACCAAAAACTTATGGAAAATGAAGCCAGACCAGCACATGAAAAACTTGCCTTAGTAGAGGCTGACAACGATTTAGTCACTGAACTTAAAGGTATTTATGCTTCAAAAAAATACTGGGAAAATGCTGATTACAAGCTTAAATTACGTATCGGAACGGATGCGTCCTCAACTACATATGAAAATGAATATGATTTCTTCCTAAGCCCACCAGATATTGAGTTCTTTGATAGCTTAGTAGAACGATATAAGTACGGAAATACAATTTTGGTTACTGAGTCGCAAGCATTCACAAACGCAGTCCTGCGTAATAAGACCTAGGTTTGATTGAAATCCACATAAAAACCTAAATTCAAGCACTCTCATGACAACCAAAGATTTTATAATAGGCCAATCTATAATGGGTTGATTTTTGTCTGAAATAATTAGTATAAAATGAGTGTAATACATGGGTATATCTTACTTAAACACTCAATACGTCTATACAGTATTGAGTCAGTTTTGTAGGAGCCTGCCCACGCGAGCCCAAGCCCCGCTTTTACTGGCTTTTCTTTGAATCTCATACATCACTTGCCTGCTCATACCTGCCCACTCGAGACAAATTTTTGCTCCATTTTAAAACACTGGTTAAAAACACAGTCAAGATCTTGCGCTCAACTTTAAAAAGCACAAAAATAACAACTGTACTTTTATACAGTAATTTGTAAGTTTAATGATGGGGGAAGGTCATGCGTGTAGAGATTAAGATCGACAGAAGAAATGAAAAAAGTTTACCGCGGGATGGGCTGCATCAGATCGTTCAGGAACTAAAAAACGTCTGAATAATAAATACGTGGGCGCCGAGACTTCTACTCGATTTGCAACAGCAATAGATATTGTGATTAACGGTGCAAGCAAAGAAGCATCTAAGGTGATCAGAAAGATAGTTGAGGAGATGTTCGAGAAAGCTGATGAATGGTTAGTATATGAAGAAATTGAAATGGCTTAATACTGTTTGGCCGTTCTAAACTGCATTAGCTCAAACTTATGCTATGTTAGTTTGCTGGGAGCAGGTCAAGATGTTCACCGCGCCTATGCTTCAGCAACACCTTCCAGAATTTTCAAGGAATAGAGAAATGGCTCGTAAGTATGTTTATCTAAATCAATTGCATCTGGTAACGTGTTTATCCAGCCTGTTTCGAGATTTATTCAAAATTTGAAAGTGACCTCTATACGAGTCCCACAAGATAGTTATAAGCAATATTTTTAACGGTGTTTTCAGCGTTACCGGCAACGTTTACGGTGATCGTGTGACCATACGCCCCGAGGGCAACAGTATGGCAGTGCGCACCGATAGCCACAAGAGGCCCGTGCACTACTTCAGTCTCAGCAGAACTCTGTGAGGCAATGCGCATCAAGCGGGAGCTGACCCGATGGAGGATTTCTGTGGGTACTGTTTATGGTACCTGAGCCGACAGCACTATATATGGCGGAACGCCAGCATCCGGCCATCACAGCCACGCCGCAATCTGTATCACGCTTACCTGTGTTACATGGAAGCTATCGGTTACAAGAACCCGCTGAGCATAAAAATGTTCGGTCTGGCGCTTGAAGGAATTTTACGTGATTGCGGGCTGAGCTATCTGAAAAGGCGAACGAAACTGAAGATCCAGACCAATCTGGATCTGACGGGGGAAAGCAACACTGACTGGTTGCCAAAGTGTGATCACTCGACAGCAGTATAAACCATCTGAAACCGGCGAAGGCCAGTTTTTTTACGCCCACTATACACCGTGGATGTACAGTGAAGACGATCCCACCCCCATACTTCATCATATAACTATATGAATATAAAAATAAAAACTGAAAGGTGTAGAGTATGAAAGATTTTTCAGGAAATCTATTTTTTAACCTAAAACGACTGATAGTAGGTCAATAGCATATTTTTACATCACATGCTTAAACGAGGCTATTTTCAATCTCATTAGCATATTTGTTATATTTGGAGGATTGCTCACCTTACAGGGACTGAAAATGGATACGGCTTTACTTAGTGCACTGGACTCAGACGGGAAAGCGAAATTTGAAAGCGCGGTAAACGCCTTACAAGGCGATGTATCTGCCGCAGCGGCAAGACTCTCAGTCGATCCCCGACTGCGCCTTGAGTACTCTAAACGCATTAAAGCGATGGCAGAGGATCTCAGAGCCAAAGCAAATAGTGGCTTCATCAGCTGGGAAAAAGCAGCGATGGAGGCTCAAGAAACCAGAAATCTGATAATGGATATGGTTCGCACCCGGAGTACGCCGCTTGGTAGGGCCATGGCAGAAAGGATGAAGACTTCAGGCGTAACGCTTAATGAGTTAGTCGCAAAAAAAACTGCCTCTATGTTCGGGCCAAGGGCTAACTTTAACAGCTTATCAGAAACGCAAAAAAATCAGGTTTATGCCGGTATTGTAGAGTCAGCGGGAAAATCAAACCCTCAGGTTAACCTGAGAATGATGAAATTATCCCGTGCAGCTAAGGGCTTAATAGTTCTTTCTATCGGAGTATCAGTGTATGAAATATACACATCAGACAATAAAGCTTCGCAAACCGGCAAGCAGATTGCTATTAACGGAGCTGGGATTGCGGGCGGTTGGGCTGGCGGAGCTATTGCTGGTTTAATGTGTGGGCCTGGCGCCCCCGTATGCGTGCTATTGGGCGGATTTGTCGGTGGTGCTTTAGCGGCATGGGAAATGGGCAACTGGTGGAAATAGAGATGGAAGAAGTTACGACACTATCGTTATCGGAAGTAAATGAAGCATCAGATACCGCCCAGGCCAGGTCTGAAGTGCTGATTGAAGGCAAACCAACAGGGATTGTCGTTCCCGGAAAAGTGCTTGAGGCCGCAATAAAAGTCGATGCTCATCGCTATCTTTTATTCGTGACAGATGACGTTATTTTTGAAGAGATGCTGACGCTCCTGCTATTAGATATCTCTCAAGGAGTAATAGAGGAACTGACTATTGGGGATGCTTATACTTCAGGTCACTTCGAGGCTTTGAAAGTATCGCCCCGCTCTGTGAGCTTCCGCTTTATCGGTGATACCACATGGACAGTAAAAGTATCGGCATCTCCCGCGTTAAAACTGCCTTTTTCCGATCCTCGCGGTGTAAGCCGCCCAATGCGATTGAGAAAATACATTGATATATTCCCTAACCCCACGCCAGCCAAGGTTGATGGTAGCCGATAG